CGAAACTAAGAGACTTATCCAGGTGATGTGTGCGGCGTATCCGAATTATCACCCGGCGAATCTGACGGATACTGTGGACGTATGGCATCTGATGCTTGCGGAATATGATTACCAAGTGATATCACTCGCTCTTAAGGCGTTTATCACGACAGACACCGGTGGATTTGCTCCGTCTGTGGGACAAGTCCTGGAATGCTACCACTCGTTGACGGCTCCGGAAGAGTTAAACGAGATGCAAGCATGGTCCCTTGTGGCAAAGGCCATCCGGAATGGTATCTACGGAGCAGAGGATGAATACGAGAAGCTTCCGCCAGAAGTAAGGGAAGTGGTAGGGAATCCGGGAAACATACGAGAGTGGGCTATGACCGAGACCGGAACAGTCCATAGTGTAGTTCAATCAAATTTTCTTCGTACATATCGCTCCGTCCTGGCGCGTAAGACTCAGATGCAGAGATTGCCGGTGGATGTGAAGGCGATGATTGAGGAGAAGGCAAGAGAGAGGCGTATTGGGGAAGGGGGGAGACGACCATGCCTACAGATTACGCAAGCGTGAACGTAAAATGCCCTTTTTATCTGTCAGAAGAAGAGAAGAAAATACACTGCGAAGGGTTAGAAAAGGGGAGCAGAATTGCGTTAGAATTTAGAGGTAAGCAGTACAAGGAAAATGTGAAGGAAAAGTATTGCAACGGAGATTTTGAGAAGTGCAAGCTTTACAAACCGATCAACGACAAATACGAGTGAGGTGGCAATCATGTGGAAGAGAAATAAATATCACGCAATGAAGATTATGGTAGACGGAGAAAGATTCGACAGTCATGCAGAGTATCGCAGATGGCAGCAGCTCGTGATTATGAGAGATGCCGGTGAGATATGCAATCTCCGTCGCCAGGTGGAATATGAGCTTATCCCGGAGCAGAGAGAACCGGCGGTAGGGAAGAAGAATGGAAAGCTCCTGGAACGGAAATGCTCCTACGTTGCTGATTTCGTTTATGACAAGAATGTGGATGGCATCTACCAGACTATCGTGGAAGATACGAAGGGATGTCGCAAGGGTGCCGCATACGATTTATTCGTTATTAAGAGAAAGCTGATGCTTCAGCGATACGGAATAAAGGTAAGAGAGGTATAAGGTAATGGTTAAGATTAAAGTGATGCTTGATGAAGGCGCGAAGATGCCGACAAAGGCCCATGATACAGATGCTGGTTATGATATCTATGCCCCGGATGCGTTTGGCGTAGCTCCGAAGTGTAGCTGGTCCATTGATACCGGTGTGCATATGCTCATCCCGGAAGGGTATGTGGGTATGATTAAGAGCAAATCCGGGCTGAACGTAAAACATGGACTCAGATGCGAAGGTGTAGTAGATGCCGGTTATACCGGCGGTATTGTCGTTAAGATGTACAACGATAGCAATATGCCGTATATCTTCGCTCCTGGGGACAAGGTGACGCAGATTGTGATTCTTCCGGTCCCGGAAACGGAGCTTGTCCAGGTGGACAGTCTGGAAGAGACAGATCGTGGCGATAATGGGTTCGGAAGCACAGGAAGGTAGGTGCATTATGGAGATAACGGATGAGACATTACTCCACAAGATATCTAAGGACGAGATAGAAGAAGCTGTAAGGATACTCGACACTGAGACATCTGCCGATGTAATTAGGGAGATTGAGGAACGTGGGGAGAATGCAATGGAAAGAGTGAATGAGGCGTGCAAAATGGGCGCGGAGGCTTTGCGGCATATCCTGTTTCTGCGGAGAATTGGAAGCTCTGAGTACAATATAGTAGAAAATGAAGAAGGTAGGTGATTGTATGCTGATTAGGTCACAGAACAGGGATGTTGTAATCATTCTGAAATCGTGCGATGCTTTACACATAATGAGTGATCGTGAAGACGGACATGAGGTGTACGATATTTGTTCGGCATTCAATAGGGGTGGACAGGCAATCGGAAGATATGGCACAAAGGAAAGGGCAAAAGAAGTATTGGGAGAAATCATATATTACAATGCCATCATGAAAAGTGTTGAGCTTGGATTCTCGGTCATGAACGACGAGGAGAAGGAGAAATATGACGATATGATATTCGGCTGCTACGATATGCCGGCGGAATAAAAAGGAGAATGCCTATGGACGCAGAGTTTGAAAAGCAGTACAAAAAAGAATTACAAAAGAGGTTCCCGGAAGTATCCGGAGCGGACTTGCTGAAAGATGCAAGGTATAAAGGCGTGGGAAAAGAGGATATCAGAGATGTTCAGTTGAATTTAGAAAATGTACAAGGAGTTCTTAATAGAAAGGCATTGGAATCTTCTTCACCGGCCATGCTTCACAGGGCACTGGATGAAATAGACAGTGTTGCGCGAAGATATCAAGAGATGGCATACGAAGACACAAGGATGTATATAATCTGCGAGATGGCGATGCTGTATTTGGAAAATCTCATTGCGGTAGTAGAAGAGAGAGAAAAGAAGGTCAAAGAATAAAAGGAGTGCTTCGGCACTCTTTTTTTATTTGGGGGTTAGAGATGCACACTTTTCTTCTGATATGCTTTCGATAGTAGGAAAGGAAGGTGGTGAATACGGATAAACGTAGCGCGGCTGAAAATGATTATATGCTTGGCATGAAATACAGAGAGATTGCTGAGAAATACGGAGTATCCATTGACACTGTTAAATCGTGGAAGAAGAGATATGAATGGGATAGAAAAGGTGTGCACCCAAAAAAAGAAAAGGGTGCACCCAAAAACAAAGGGTGCAATGAAGAGGTAAACACGGAAGCTTTAAAGGAAGTACAGACTGTAATGCAGAACGAGGAGCTTTCGGATAGACAGAAGTTGTTTTGTGTTTACTATGTGAGGTCGTTCAATGCAACAAAGGCATATCAGAAGGCATATGGGGTGAGTCATGAGACCGCAGCAGCCATAGGTTATCGTCAGTTGGCGAAAGATGGCGTTAGGAAAGAAATAGAGAGGCTTAAGCAAGCAAAGCTAAACCGAGAGTTCTTAAAGGAAGAGGATATCTTTCAGAAGTTTATGGATATAGCATTTGCAGATATAACGGATTATGTGGAGTTCGGTCGAGAGACTGTGCCGGTAATGGGTGCGTTTGGCCCTGTGGTGATAAAGGATGAAGATACCGGAGAGAAAACAGAAATTACACAAGACGTGAATGTTATACGATTTAAAGAGTCCGCGGATGTGGATGGGACCTTGATTGCAGAGGTAAAGCAAGGAAAGAATGGTGCGTCAATCAAACTTGCTGACAAGATGAAAGCTCTGGAGTGGCTTGCCGATCATATGAATCTGGCAACCGAGGAGCAAAAGGCAAAGATTGCTAAGTTGCGTAAGGAAGCGAAGGAAGAGGATACGGATACAAGTATTGTTATCTCCATAGAGGGAGAGTTGAACGATTATGCGGATTAGTGGGGTGATGGACTATGCGTAGAGTGAATTTGTTACCGCCCAGCGAAAAGCAGAAGTTATTTCTAAAGGACAAGCATACTCATGTTGCATTCGGTGGGGCCAGAGGCGGCGGAAAGTCGTGGGCGATAAGGTACAAGGCAACAGTGCTGTGTGGAAAACACCCTGGGATTATCTGCATGATTGTTCGTAAAACGTATCCGGAACTGATTGCAAACCATGTAAAACCATTAAAGAAACTGCTTATGTGCGGTACAAAGAATGCTGTGGCGAAGTACAACACGGCAGACAAGGAGATGCGGTTCCCAAATGGTTCAACCATATTGTTTCGTTATTGTGACTCCGAGAGTGATGTGGACCGATACCAAGGAACCGAGGTTGATGTATTGTTTCTGGACGAGGCAACACAGCTATCCGAGGAGCAGATAAAGAAGATTACGGCGTGCGTCCGTGGTGTAAATGATTTCCCACACAGAATCTACTACACATGCAATCCTGGCGGAAAGGGGCATGGGTACATAAAACGCCTTTTTATTGACAGGAAGTTTGAAATAGGCGAGGACCCGGAAGAGTACAGCTTTATTCAATCTCTTGTAACGGACAACAAGGCTTTGATGGAGAATGACCCTAGTTATATTAAAAAACTGGAAGCACTCCCACCGAAACTCAAAAAGGCATGGCTGGAAGGACGTTGGGATGTGTTCGAAGGTGCATACTTTGAGGAGTTCCGTGTCACACCGGACCCACAGATGTGCCATGATGCCGGCATATCCGTAGAGGAAGCTCTGGAAGACCATAAATTCACACACGTCATCGAACCATTCGAGATTCCGAAGGACTGGAAGATATACCGGTCATATGACTGGGGCTATGGAAAACCATTCTCGTGCGGATGGTGGGCTATGGATTATGAAGGAGTAGCATACCGCATCCTGGAGCTTTATGGATGCACCGGTACACCAAACGAAGGTGTTAAGTGGAGTAACGAGGCTATGTTCGGAAAGATAGCACAAATAGAGCGAGAGCATCCGTGGTTAAGGGGTAAAACGATACAAGGTGTTGCTGACCCTTCCATATGGGATGGTTCGAGAGGTGTTTCTGCTGCCGAGGTGGCGGAGAAGCATCAACTCTGGTTTGACCCTGGGGTGAATGACAGAATACCGGGTTGGATGCAAGTACGAGAGCGTATGAAGTTCGATGAGAACGGATATGCAATGATATATTTTTTTGACACGTGCAAAGATTCAATCCGAACAATTCCTCTGATGATGTTTGATGAACACGTTGTTGAGGATTTGGATTCTGATTTGGAAGACCATGCGTGTGACGAAATCCGGTATTTCTGCATGATGCGTCCGATAGCTCCGAGAGTAATCCAAACGAAACAGAAACCTATGCATGATCCGCTGAACCAATATGCGGAGCATGGAAAATATCATAAGTACAATTCAATCAAAAGGGGGTAAATTATGCCGAGATTATTTAGGACCGCCGGCGATGAAGCAAAGAAACAGGGCCTTTTGCGGAGAGCGGCGAAAGAGCGTGAGATGCTTGAGATGAATAAAGCTGCGAAGGAAATCCAGTCCATGCAGCCGAAGAAGATTGGTTCCGACCAGGTACTGAAGGCATCCGAGATTCTTAAGAAGTATAAGGCCGGCAAAGCACGACTGGAGCAGAAGATTATCGCAAACGAGGAGTTCTGGAAGCTTCGCCAGTGGCGGTATATTAACGAAGAGAACGAAGAAAAGGAATTTCAGCCGGCGACTGCATGGCTGTGGTCATGTATCCAGAGCAGATATAGTGATGTGATGGATTCCTATCCGACTTGTAACGCAAAACCACGGCAGATGGATGACCGGGATGAGGCAAAAAAGCTATCCGCAATCATACCGGTGATTATGGAACAGAACCGATACGAGGAGACGTATTCCGACTTTGCATGGTATATGCTGAAGCATGGTGGCGGAGTCCAGGGAGTATTCTGGGACGGAAGCAAGCATAATGGCCTTGGCGACATCTCTATTAAGGAAATCGACTTCATCAATTTGTTCTGGGAGCCGGGAATCAAGGATATCCAGGAGTCCACGCATCTTTTCCATACGGAGTTGGTGAATAATGAGCTTTTGGAGCAGAGATATCCGCAGTGCCAGGGCAAGCTTGGTGGAAGCGGAATCACTCTTGCAAAATATCTCTACGATGACCATGTGGATACGTCCGAGAAGAGCGTTGTCATCGATTGGTATTATCACACAGAGTACAACGGCAAGAAGGCATTGCATTTCGTAAAGTATGTAAACGATATCGTTCTGTATGCAACGGAAAACGACACCGAGGTTCCGACGAATAAAATCCTTGATCCGGAGACCGGTGTTGAGCTTGAGGTACCTACCGGTGCAAGCGTTGCAGACAGAGGACTGTATGATCATGCGAAGTATCCGTTTGTTGTCCAGGCGTTGTATCCGGTGGAAGGAAGCATCTGTGGATACGGACTCACTGATATCGGCAGAGACACCCAGGTGCAGATTGACGAGATGAATAAGGCAATCATGGATAATGGTAAGGCCGGTGCCACTCCGAGATACTTTTCCAAGGGAGATGGAACAGTCAATGAGGAAGAGTTTGGCGACTATAACAAGAAAATCGTCCATGTCTCCGGCAATGTTGACGAGACCAATATCAGACCGATTGATAATTGTCCGCTCCCGGCGGTATACGTTGACCTTTACAACAGTAAGGTAGAGGAGCTTAAGTACGTCACATCCAACCAGGATTCCAACAATGGTGTGGCTCCGTCCGGTATTACTGCTGCGTCTGCGATTGCGGCACTCCAAGAGACTGCCGGTAAGAATGCACGAAGCAGTAATAAGGCATTCCACAGAGCATACAGAGAGGTTGTGTACCTTGTAATCGAATTGATTCGTCAGTTTTACGACATTCCGCGTACCTTCCGCATTGCACCGGATGTAAACGGCCAGGAGCAGTACATTCAGTATTCCAACGCCGGCCTTAAGGAACAGCCGATGCAGACCATGGGAGTGAACACCGGTATGAGACTTCCGGAATTTGATATCGAAGTAACGTCCGAGAAGGCGAATCCGTATAAAAAGATGGAGATGAATGAGCTTGCTCTTAATTTCTATCAGCTTGGATTCTTCAATCCTCAGATGGCAGACCAGGCACTTACTTGTCTTCAGATGATGGATTTCAACCGGAAGGATGAGATTGTAAACCGAATCCAGCAGAATATGACCTTGCAGCAGCAGATGCTTATGTGGCAACAGTTGGCGTTGCGATATGCACAGACTGTAAGTCCGATGGAAGGGATGAAAGTAGGAAATGCGATTCTTTCCCAGGCTGGACAACCTATCCCACAGGGCGGAGTACCTACGGACTTGAACGGAGCGAAGGAACATCCGTATGTTGAGCGGTCCCGTGAACAGGCAAGGGCATCTACCC